GAAGCGATGAAGCCAACCGGCTTCGGTGGATTGCCCACTTTACCCGTCAGCGTTTTCTCTTCTGAATAGCCCCATCCGGATGAAATTTCTGCGGCATTGATTGCGCGCACGCGCACCAGGTAGCGCCCGGCATAAATCCCCGGGACGTCGAATGACGTGGTTGAGCTGCGCGGCACGTTAACCCAGTTCCCGTCGTTGCGGCGCCACTGCGCTTCATAGGCGATAGCGTTCTGCGCCTGGTCCCAGCTCACGCGCATCGTTTCGACGCTGATATTTTGCTGCACCACGGAAAACGAGCTGATCACGATGTTGTCAGGCGGCGACTGGTTACCAGGCGGGATCACGCTCACCGGCCGCTGGTCAATGATGGCTCCGGTATCGATACGGGCATATTTATCCGGGTCGTGCCATGCGCCGGTAATCGAGAAAGTGCCATCATCGTTATCGGAAACGCTGACAACACGATACTGCTGCGCGTAAAGCTCGTCAGATTCAACCACCCAAACAGCTTCGGCCTGTGGCGTCTCACTGTATGCCGTGGTGACTGTGACTGACTCCCCGTTCACGGCCTGAATGGTCCTGCTCTGCGACGCTCCGGAAGGCAGGTTGAGAATAAGGCGATCACCTGCTGCTGCATCTGCCACGCGGTCAAGTTTGATAACGCGACCGTTAACGGCGCTGATGCGGCCACCCATAACCTTTCCGGAAAGCAGCTCGTCTGCCACGGCGATGATGTAGCCCGGCTGCGGTATGTTGCCGTCCAGCCCGACATCAAACGAAACAACGCGATCCTTGTTGTTGGTGAGAATACCCCAGCGCCCCTTTCGGTTCGCTTCTGACTGCCTGGTGCAGCCGATAGCTGTCATTTCCAGCTGATTGAAGCCGTATCGCGCCACCAGCGCCTGCTCAAATACCGGCTCCATCGCGTCGGCATAAGCGTTACCCGGGTCTGACCATGAAACCAGCGCTGTGGTGTAGCGGCTTTTCGTGGTGCTGCTCGAATAGGTGAAGCGACCGCCAACAACGTTAGCGCGCGTATAGCTGTAATCAACATCGCGCGGCATGTCAGCCAGGGCCACAATCTGATCCCCGCCCCAGTAGGTCATGCCACGGAAGATAGCGGCAAAATCACGCAGGACTATGTAGGCGTCGTTCCGGTCCTGAATGTACACGTTGCAGGTATAACGTGGTTCTGTACCGTTGCCCCCTTTGCCGTCTGGTACCATCTGATCACAATACTGAGCAACCTGATAAAGAGTCCATTTATCAATATTCGCAGCGGTCAAACGGTGCCCAAGGCCGAACCGGTCAGAAACAACCAGGTCGTAAAAAATCCACGCAGGGTTATCCGTCCATGCCCACTTAAACGCACCGGTCCATGTACCGCTATAAGTGCGGGTTTCAGGGTCGTAGGTATCTGGAACGCGGATAACACGGCCGCGCGGTTCGCATGAAATTTGAGGAATAGAGCCGTTGAACTGGCTTGAGTCGAATTCGATGTAGAGCAGCGCGGTGTTGGGGTAGCGCAGTTTGGCGTCAATCACCTCGGTGAAGCTCTGCAGCGTCATCGTGTCGCCGATCTTCGCGCTGTTAGCGTCAGAGGTAATCTTACGCAGGCGTATTGTCCAGGTGCTGCCAGCCTGCGGTAAATCGATACGGTGGCTGCGCTCATACCCAGACGTCGTTTTGCCGGTCACGCTGGTATTGAGTACCGTCTGCCATGTGCCGCCGTCCGTCTGCAGGTCAATCGCATAATTGACCGAGTAACCAACCAGATCGCTGTCGTCTTCCTGTTTGAAAAGCGAGGGCCATTTCAGACGCAGGCGAACTGCTGAAAGCTGCGTATTAGTAAACGTGCGCGTCCAGGCTGTAGCGCTTGATACCTCAGTTCCCACGCTGATTTCGTTTTCGGTACCGGGAATACCCTGAATATATTTTTGCGCCTGCGTTCCCGCGCGAAACTCCCACGTCACGCCGCTGAAGTTTTGAGAACCGTCGGCATTCTCCAGCGCCGTTCCGTCCAGGTAGATATCTTTGCCGGTTAGCTGCCCTGCAAACTCCCCTTCGCCAAGCGCAACGAGGATTTTTGCCTTCGCTACAGATTGCAGATCATCAGGCTGTTCGGTAGGGGTTCGGGAACTTGAGCTGCCGCCCTTGCGGCCCTTTAACACTTTATCTGTAGCCATATTGCGCCCATAAAAAAAGCCACCCGAAGGTGGCCAGAAAAAAGGTTAGTTATCTACTGCTGATCTTCGACATAAATTCCGGCAGAAATAATCGCTCCGCCTATCCGCCGGCGACCATAAAGGAGCGGTACCGGGTAGCCTTGCGCCGCGGTGTTTGTTACACCACCGAATGCGTAGGAAGCGCGGTTATCTGCACTTTGTTTGCTGGCTATGCCTGATGGCTGTGGTGAAAGAAGCTGAATAACCCCACCGAGGACCAACGAGGCGCCAGTGGCTGCAGCAAACCCCGTAAATCCACCAGCAGCGAACGCAGCGCCAATACCGCCAGGGCCAGTCAATACAGCAGCAGTAATAAGCACGGCCCCCAGGATTGTCTGCAAAAGACCAGCCTTTTTACTCCCTATTACTACAGGGACAATCCGGATCACTTCGCCGGTGACGGGAAAGCCGAAATCATCAACGCCAATATTCTTTTTATCTCTATAAACGGCATACGTCAGCCCTCGGGCTTTGCTTGTGTTTAAGAATTTCTCGAATCCATTGATGGTTTTCGCGAGTGCATTAATGGCTTCAGCAGTAGTGCGAACCAGGCGGTGATGAACCCTTCCATATGTCTTAGCTAGCACGCCACTTAGCTCAATTCTTGTCATTACCTCTTGCATGCTGCCCCCATAAAAAAACCACCCGTAGGTGGTTTGTTAATTTACGCTCTCAAAGCCCAGCTTTTTTCCTTGCTTCTTCAAGGTAGTTTTCTTTCGACTGGTCTTTGTTATTTGCCTCGAAGTTTGGATCTACTATTTTTGATAATTTCTGGTCAATAGACTCAAGTAATTCAACCTGCCTGTTCGCTCTGACGCTGGCGCGGTTGATGAAAAACCAGAGAATTAACCCAATAAAAATACCGACGAAGATCCAACCAAACCCAACTGTATACATATCGTTCTCCTTGCTGTGTACTGCACGATAGTATCAGTGACAGTTTGTTAAATAAAATTCTGATGTCTAAGAATCTTCATCGTCCTTTCCTGCCAGTAGCCCCCATACGGCACGCGCTGGCTCAGGTGTCCGTAAAGATGGTGCAGCAGCATATTGCCCTCCAGCAGAATTCCCGCGTGGTTCCACTTATCAGCCTGGACCTGCATGATCACCATATCGCCGGGTTTCGGTGGCCCGTCAAATTCCCGGAATCCGCACTCATACCAGCAATCCTGATAGAAGTTGTCCGGATATTCGTTTTCCCACCATGGATAATCCACACGGTAATCGTGGAGCTCGATACCATGCGTTTGCCGGAAATAGCTCATTACCAGCCCCCAGCAGTCGAAGTGTCCAAGCACAAACGGACGCTCCAGCAGCGGCAGTTCTCCGCGCGGCTGGATGGTGCGTAAATCCCCCTCCGGCCAGCTCACAATATGCCAGGGTAAAAGCGTTGCGTCGCATTGCGCTTTATCCAGTTCGCTCGGTTGCGTTGTGGCATTAGGGTGACTGTGAACGATGGCGATCACCGTTCCCCAGTCCTCAGCAGCTGCGTAGTCTTCGGAGCAAAGGACAAAATTGTCCTCCGGCGCCGCGGCAAGATTCCGGCACGGGAAATAACGTTCAACGCGGCTTTTCTGCGCCACCACGCCGCAACACTCAAGAGGATATTCAGCGGCAGCATGCGCCATAATCGCATCGATGGTTTTCTGACGCATATCAACTCCTGATCAAAGACGTGCCCGGGAAGCCACCAAACGAGAGTTCGTTATTTTCGCCGAATCGGAGTTTGCAGGCCGTCAGCGTGCCGTTGCATTCATCCAGCGACGGATCGCTTACCGGGTTGTTGTTTTTGTCGAAATAGCGGGTGCCGGCATAGTCGCAGCCGTCGCCGGTACGATATTTATTCCGGATGCACCAGGTACACAGGGAATGAAGCTGTCGCGTCGGAATCATTTGCCCCTGCAGATCCATCGGGCTGGACAGAACAAATTCAACGGTTTCACCGGCAAGCTCGCCCGTTTTACCGTCGATATACCAGACCTGCAGCTTTTCCTGAGTCGGGTCTGCTGTGGGGTTGCCGTCTGCGAAATTTCTGGCATCGAGATATTTCTCTTTTGTGTCGTGAATAGTGACTTTCGCCTGCAGCAGATCGTCATACGCAAGACACAGGGCTGAAATGGAGCTTTCGATGTTCGCAACCGTCAGGGATGGCGTTGCATTGCTCCCACTGGTTGATTTCTCCAGACCTTCCAGTTGATATGGCCAGGCGGCATATTCATTTCCCTGCCACCAGATTGGTTTCGCCGGAAGCTTGGACTCATCCCCACCAGCGGCGATGATTTCTGCTTCTGTGTGGGGAATGTTGTAATTGTGAAAGCGGAGAACGTCCGTTAGCCCAAAGGAAGAACCGTCCACCTCAATCAGACGAACATCGTTTCCGGATTCCAGCTTCTGATAATCTGCGTTTAAGCTCATGGTTTAAATGCCTGGATGAATGTTGCTTCAAGGTTGAATTTCCCCGCGCCAAGCCCGGTGGGTTTATACGTTTCGCAACGATACAAACCCAAAGGTTCGAGCGGTGGCTTCCATTGAAAGGCTTTCGTTCCTTCATGCCTGTCGAGAAAAGATTTAATGGCCGAAATGTAGGTTTCGTTGCCAGTGAAGTTGAGCGTCCATTGCTGGGTTCTGGTGTTCAATCCATCCCCTGAGACCTGCTCATATCCATCGCCAAACTGGGCTTTTCTGACGCGAAAACTTGTATCAGCCTCCGCGTTAATCCGTGGGCACCAGGTGAAAGTTTCGATAGTCATCAGCGCCCCCCTTTAGCCATATTCCAGATAGCGCCTCCTGGCGCTAAATCTCTCATTATCAGTTCCCTGTAACGCTTATCTGTAAAAGCACCAACTTCCCGCGCAAATTGCTCATAGCCAGTTGTCGCCTGCGTTTGAGTGTTTCCGTTGCCATCGATGGTGATATAAACCTGTGGCGCCGAAGATACAGACTGACCGCCGCCACTTCCGACCGCACGAACGCCGAGAGAACCATCCGGCGCGCGGGTAAGCGGCATGATCGCCTCCGGCCCAGCCTCGCCCATGATTCCGGCCCCGCCTTTTGCGAAAGCGAACATGGTGGGGTTTCTGACGATCCCATTACTGAAAGCGCTCAGAGAGGGGGAGTCATAAACGCCGCCTTTGGCGTTAAACAGGAAGTTCGATCCGTAACTGGAAACCGCCGTACCAGTGCTGGCTGATGCTCCCGCCCCGCCCCCGAAGAAGCTGCCTACACTGCCGATGAGTGAGCCAAAGATGCCAGAACCGGAAGAGGCCCCACCCATCGCGCTAACCACCGCCATCTGCAGAGCCACTTTTTCGATAATCTGCAGGACAGAAATACCCCACGATTTCCAGCTAACTTTATTGCCTTCGAGCATTGAGGTGACGTTACCAAACGCGCTGTCGAGTGTGGTTTTCACCCCGTCAGAAACCGTTCCGGATACATCACTGATTTCATCAAACCAGTTGGCATAGCCGCGTGATACACCGGACATCCAATCCGCTTCAGCTGCTGCAATAGCCTTGTATTTCTTATCCAGAGCATCGAGGGCTTCGCTTCGAGCTATCACAGCCTGGGTGCTTTTGTCGCCACCTGCTTTAGCAAAAACACGGTCGATCTGTTGCGTCTCGTCGAACCGGCTGCGCTGGCGATCACTCATGCCTGCGGTATCGGTTGTCAGCGTCGCCTCATCCCTGAACTTTCTGGCCGCTTCAGTTAAATCCTTCAGGGCATCAGCTTGTTCGCGCTGCTTGCGCACGTTCTCGTCGGCTTTTTGCGTCCATTTTGCCAGCTCTGCTGATGATGCCTGGATCGCCCTGCGCTGCTCGTCGGTCCATTTAGTGCCTGCCTGGTGCGATGCCGCGTAAAGCTCGGATGCTTTTTCGCCTTCCGTCGCCCTGACTCGTTGCACGTCGATAGCCACGCTCAGATCGGCCATTTTCCGGGAATACTGTTCGGCGGTGCTGGCCGCTTCGCGCTCGGCTTTACTCTGCGCATTTGAGGCAGCAGTTGAGGTTTTTTTTGCCTCTGCAGCTGCTGCATCCTTTTTGGCTGCCTGATCCTTGTTGTAGATGTACTGGGTATAAAGCGCCCCCGTCAGCTTCAGGTCTTCTGCTTCGTAGACGTGCTGCTGATGGAGTTTCTCTAATCCGCTTAAGCTGGCCAGCTCATTATCGCGGCGCGAGCGCTCCAGTGCAGTTTGCTGTTGAGGCGTTGCGTTCGCCAGTGAAACGACGGGCCCGGCATATTGTGGCGGCTTGGCGCCAGCGGTCGCTGACATTGAGCGGTTAAGCAGGTCATACGCACCTTTAAGGATTGAGACGGCGCCAGCCTGTTCGATAGCCTTTTGCGTGGCCAGATCGCTGGCATTGTTTACCAGCTTCTGCGTTTGCTCGACTTTTGAGGCTGCCTGTTCGCGCTGGTACTCCAGCTGGTTCAGCTTATCGGTCAGCTCGATGTTTTTGGCCGTGATGTCGGCCTGGTCCATGAAAGTGTTAATCAGGGTCAGCGTCGGATGGCGGTTGTAGTCCTGCTGGATTTGGTCAACCGCCTTAAGGCTGTCTTTCACCTTCGCGATCTGAGAGTCGAGGTCGGCCAGGTCCTGTTTTTGCGCCTGTAAAGATGTACGGGCATCAGCTGCGGTCGAGCGCAGGCCAAGCACGGACATCTGCTGGAGCTTGGTGTTGATCTCGTCGAGGTTGTTGGCAAAACCTACCGCCTCACGGTGCACCTGCTGGGTATGCTGATAAAGGCCATACATCGCAGCGCCGGCACCGATAATCACTCCAGGCCAGCCACCGAGAATGCCAAGAACGCCACTACCCAGGCGGGACATCACCGAGGCTGTATTGGTGAGGTTATTAACGGCCGAAGTCCTGCCAGCAAGCGCCGTATTCAGTGATGCCTGAGCAGCAGCAAGATTACGCTCAGCGACAATCTGAGCCTCAATACTTGTCGCCGCTGCACGCGCCTGTTGAGCGCGGTAAACAGCCTGGCGACCAGCAGCAACGCTAACCTGAGCGCCTCGAACCTGAGCCTGCGCCAGCGCGACCTCGGCGGCCGTATTAGCGAGCACTGCCCGGGTTGACTGAGCAACGCTGCCGACCATGTTGCCAAAATAACGAGCGAGGCCAACACCAACCAGAATACCGGCTGTATTTGCCACATCATCAATGTTATTCGCCAGACCATCCAGCACGCCAGAAAGAGTGGATGATGCGCCGACGGCATCGTTCGCCCCGCCAACCCATGCAAGGAAGGCGTTTTGCACTTTCTGTGCAGAACCGCTGATTGATGCTGGAAGGGTGTCGAATTCTTTACGGAGGATCTCGACGTTGGTCAGCAGCGGGACGATCTTGTTGGTCGTCAGCTCGCCGTTGTTGGCCATATTTCGCAGGCCACCAACAGTGGTACCCAGCCCATCAGCCAGCAGTTTCGCCAGGCGGCCGCCGTTCTCCATGATGGAGTTAAATTCTTCGCCTCGCAAAACGCCTGAGCCAAGCGCCTGGCTAAGCTGGGTGATAACAGAGCTCGCCTCCTCGGTACTGGCGCCAGACAGCTTCAGTGAGGTTGCTACGGTTTCCGTAACTTTTGCGACGTCAGCAGAAGCGTAACCGGCATCACGCAGGGACTGCGCAATTCTGCTGTACAGGTTGCTGTTTGCCTCGAGGGATGTTCCGGTGCGCTGGCTAATCTCCATCAGCACACGCTGGGATTGCACATAATCCTCACTGGAAGAGGACGCAAGGCGAAGACGCCCATTCAACTGGTTCCACGTGTCGGCAAACTGAATCAGCTGATGCGTGGCAAATGCACCAGCCCACGCACCGGCAAGCCCGGCAGCAGAAGATCGCACGGTCGCAAGCTGAGAATTCAGGTCAGCCAAAGACCGCTGAGTTTCACGCGTGGCCGCTGCAGCTTTTTTCCCGCCCTGTTCCATCGTGCGGTAGTAATCGGTTCCCATGCGGGACGCTCTGGCGATCTCTGACTGGAAAGAAGAAGAGTTCGCCGAAATTTTGATGATTAGCTCGCGCAGCGTTGCCATATTTCACCCATAAAAAAGCCCGCAGCCGCGGGCATCAAAGACTGGACATCCATTCTTCAAGTTCAGAGACTTCAGCGCCTTCTTCCTGCTCACCCCATTTCAGCATCACGTCAGGAATGGTGAATTTCCCGCCCTGAGAGTTCAGCGTTGCAACGGAGATCTGCGCCGCCTGAGCATCGGCGCGCCAGTCACCAATCGGACTGATGCGGTCGAACTCGATCCACATTTTGAGCTCGCTGGCGGTCATGGTCTGGCGCAGTTCGTGGAGAGTACGCCCCAACCGGAGCGCCAGCGACATCAGGAAGAAGGTCAGCGGCTGCTTTACGGCTTTCCCGCTTCTTCCTGACTCATTCCGAGGTTGAGGGCCTGAGCCAGCAGGCGGGAGTGTACGGGACCATAAATTTTAGATACCAGTTCCTGGTCCTCGTCGCTGAATACGCGCTCGCCGTTTTCATCCAGCAGAACGTCAATAAACAAAACCACATCAGCCTTTTTGTTACGCAGAAACTTTTCCGCCTCCGTCAGCGTCGGTGCCTCTTCGCCCTCGGCGAGCTGGGGATTAACGATCTCCCGGAATTTCACCCATGCATCGCCAGAGGGTTCACGCAGCGTTACCTTTGCGCCATCCCATTCAGGGACCGTGATACCTTCTTTGGTGCGATAGGCTTTCGATGCTGTAAGCGCCACGTTGCGTAATGAATTCTGTGATGTTTTTTGCGGCATTTCATTTTTCTCTTGTTACATGATCGGAGGGATAAAAAAAGCGGCCGAAGCCGCTCAGGAACCAGACGCGTAGATGCGTTTAGGTTTGCCGCGTACACGCAGAGAATAGGTAGCGCCAACAACGGAAGAGGTTGCGGCAGACCATGAGCTCTGGCGTACTTCCACCAGCACGTAGAAACCGTTGCCAGACGGGAATACCACACGCAGCGCACGCAGTTCGTCATTTTCGTAAGCGGTCTGCAGTGCCTCCTGCGCTGCTTCATCGCCAACCCAGTTACGGGTAATGCTCATTTCAGCAGGTGCGGCGAGGCCGTTGGTTTGCTCTTGTTCAGTTGAGCACAGCGTGGTTACGTCGATATCCCCTTTCTGCCCGCCGGTGAAGGTGATCTCCTTTGTTGCACAGGCAGCTTCCAGCCAGGTAATGCCAGCCCCCGGGAAGCCTGAGGCGTTAAAATCATCGGCGGTTACGGGTGCGTCGGAGACGGCAAAGGTCATCCCCTTTGTGACTTCATACTTACTGGTCATGGTTTCTCCAGTTAAAAAAAAGACCGCCGGAGCGGTCTGTTATGGTGGGTAAGGTTAAACGGTTACCTGAAATTCGAGCGTTGCCCGGTGATAGCGCAGATCAGGCTCATAGCCCGGCGTTTTCACAATGCTTTCCGGCTTCAGCACCTGCAGAGCATCAAGCGCCATATTCCTGATCGTGCGCGCTTCAGTGATGGTGCTGGAATAGACATCAACCTGCACAGAAACGGCAGATTCAGCCTGACCGCAAAGAACGTCTGCGGCCACGTCGGTAATAATCGAGAAAATTACCCAGGGCGGAGAGACTGAAGGCTTCCCGTCACTGCCGAGCGGCGCAACGTAGGGATAAACCTGCCCTCCGGCCAGCGGTTCCAGCAGAGGATAGAGATCTTCTTCCGTCATTTGCTTAATGCCTCGTCAATGGCCTGGTTCATGCGCCTGATCGCAACCTCCGTCGCCTGCTCCTGGCGAACATCGAACGCGGGACGAATGAAAGGGTGCGGTGGCATGTTAACGGTTCCCATTTCAACGAATCGCCAGTAAAAGGCGTTTCTCGGGTTCTTCGCCTTCATCGTGTTATCGCTGTTGCCGGTGCGCGGGTTAACGCCACGAATATGGACGCCGGAAGAAATTTCCCCGCGGCGACGGCTTTTTTGGGTCACCACCACCACGTTTTTTTTCAGTTTCCCGGTACGCACCGGAGCGCGGGCGATCACTTCTTCCTTAAGCACTTCGGCGCCGGCGCGCGTGGCATCACGCAGAACCTTGTTGTTTTCAGCGCGGCTAAGCGCCTCCAGATCCTTTGCGATGTCATTCAGCCCGGAAAAATCGAGGCTCGTCCCAATCATTTTTCGGCTCCCGTTTTGCAAAGAATTTCCAGGCGAGTGCCGGTCGCATTTGCTACAGGAGGACCAATAATATTTAGCACCTGACCTTTATACGGGCCGCTGAGCACTTCCAGACGCGAAGAGGCATTCAGCTCAGCCCTGAAGCGCATCCAGACGCGAATGGTTGCCTGCGCAGTTTCCGCACCGCCAGACATCTGCTCTCTGCCGCTGATCCCCTTCACCTCAGCCGGGACCGGGTTGCCACCACTCCACGATTCAACCGGCTGACCAGATGGATCGCGCGAAGTCGTGAAGGTGAGAATTTTTACCCGGTGCCTGAATCGTCCAGGTTCCATCAGGAGCCCTCCTCAGGTTCAGATTTACCGCGCCAGTTGCGATGGATGAACATCATGCGTTCGGCTGCAGCGTTCTCATAAAGCTGTACTTCGCTTTGCGCGGTGCGGTGTTCAAACATGTCAGCAAAGACAAGAAGAACGGCGCCCTTAACGGCTGCAGGAATATCAGCTGCAACCTTCCATGCTGGTTCATCGCACCAGCGTATGCAGTAGTCAAAAGCGGCCTGGGCGTACAGCGTGATCAGCTCGTCCCTGTCGTCTTCCTCAAACTCAATCTGCTGCTTAAACAGACTGAGGGAAATTACATCCAGAACATCTATCGCCATACGTTAAAAGGGCGGGTTTCCCCGCCCCCTCCATCATGAGCCAGAAGAGAAGGTGCCCTTGATGATTGCTGTCGGGCGATAATGCGCCAGCGCCAGACGCTCTTCGCACAGGATGGTCAGCATGTTTTTCACGAAGTTATCGCGGTCTTCACGGCTGACTTCCACGGTGGCATCCATGCGATCCCAGACCTGTGAGGCCATATCGAAACCACCTACGGTAAAGGTGCCGGCGGCCTGCGCCTTAGTCGGAACCACTGGCAGGCCCCACATGATGTTACTGGTGAATGCCTGAGGACCACCGAAGATATAGCGGCCTTCATTGTCTTTCAGCAACGCGATGTTATGCCAGTCGCGCGGGTTCAGGACGATACCGGAAGCGCTGAACTCAGACTCGGTCACCTGATAAATAGCGTGAGCGATAATGTCAGCGCGGGTGTCGCCGGTGGCATTCAGCGAGGTGTCATAGGCCGTTGCCACTTTGTTCAACCCTTCCAGGTTATCCCCGGTACCGTCGCCGTTCAGCAGCTGGCCTTCTTCCTTCAGTGCCAGGCCGTACATGAGGCGGTTGTTAATGTAGGACTGAAGCATTGGCGCATCATCCATCACCTGACGTGATGCCTGCACCCAGTGGGCGATCGTCTTCACGTTCGCAGTTTGCTTACTAAAGGTGATATCCGATTCGGGCTTCAGCGCTTTCTCAGCCACCACGTCGGCGTTATTGGTAAACACCTCTTCACGGACGTATTCCAGAGCGTTGCTGGAAATGCGACCCTGCGCCAGCAGATCACGAATGGTAAGACGGCGCAGGCCTGGCATGATGATGCCTGGGATCTGCATCGGCTGGATCAGTGAGCCAGCCGAATCAGCGTCACTGCCTAGTGACTTGTTAAACGTTTTCGCGCCGAAGGTGCCCTGTTTACCGTCCCATGACTTAATAAGCTCTTCAGCAGCCCGTTCAGAGAAGGATTTCTTCTCACCAGGATTTTCAGCACCGGAAGCCAGTTTCTGTTCCAGATCGAAGAGGCGCGTACCGGATTTGGACAGTTCTTCCTGTACTTTTGCCAGGTCGGACTGCAGCTGTTTGGAAACCTGGCCCGTGCTTTCGATTTCAGCTTTCTGCGCATCGAACAGCTGGGTCATTTTCTGCTGGGATTCTTCGATTGCTTTTTGAATGAGAGCGAGTTCAGACATAATTAATTACCTAAATTGGAAGGGAAAGATTTAATGCTCTGAAGCAGAGCGTTGATTTGTGCTTCGTTTCCGTCGCCCTCGGACTCGCTCCGAATCGCTGACTTAAACCGGGCTATTAACCCAACTGCCTGTGATTTGGTGAGGCCGACTGAATCCCTCAGCCAGTTCTCCACATCACGGATCGTTTCAATGCCATCGACACTTTTCATGGCTGCGATGCCAGCCTGTTCGTTGGCGGGGAAAGTGCAGACGCTGATTTCGCGCAGAGCCTGGATATTCTTAAAAACGCGTCCTGTTGGAATGATGGTGTAATCGTCTTTCGCAACGGAAAAGCCAACCGACATACCTTCAACCGTACCGTGCTGCATTGCCGCTTTCAGGTCGGCGGCGCCGCTGTGCCCTGGGGTAAGTTGACCGCGTACATACAGGCCTTTTTCGTCTTCGGCCAGGCTGTCCCATTTACCAACCGGCAGCTCCCACGTCTTGTGGTTGAAGAACATCGCCACTTTGCGGGTCTGGTTCGCCAGTGCATTTTTAAACGCCCCGGGCAGAATGATGTCGCCATCGGAATCGGTGTTATTAAAAACAGAGGCGTAGCCTTCAAAAATCCCCTGTTTACCGTCACCGGTGAATTTGATTTCTGTCTCGTCGAAGGACAGCGTTTTTACGATCTCAGGCATTACGGCCCCCATAAAAATTAAGCCCCGTGATTACGGGGCTCTTTGTTGGTTCCTAAATCGGTGATCGGCACGTATTGCGACTGGCGCATTGCCACATCGCCACCCGGCAATGGCGGGAGGTTGTCCGTTCGTCGCATCTCGTTGATGGTGCGTAGCCCTGCCTCTCCCATTGCCTTCATAAAGGCAGCGCGGGATGCCGAATCGCCCCTCAGCAGGCCGTCGAGGTTGTGCTCAGCATGAATGCGGCCGACATCCTTAGCAGGAATAAGCCACCGCTGAACGCTGTTTTCCCACCGGGAGATATAGGGCTGCAGGGTGTACTGCAGGAAGCCGAGATTCTGCTGCTCGATGCCCGATCCCCAGCTCGTTGATTTCTCGACGTCGCCGACAAGGTGAGGCGGTACGCCAAAGAATCGCGCCAGTTCACTTACCTGAAATTTTCGGGACGCCATCATTTCGGCATCCTGCGGCGTTACGCCAATTGCCGATGTGGAAAAGCCCGCTTCCAGTATCCAGAGGCGTTTTTTAACCGGACCGCCGGCGATCTCTTTGAAGTTCTCTTCGACCTGCGAGCGCTGCTGTTCAGTTAGCACTTTTTCGCCGGTTGAGAGGATTTGCGGAGACTTGGCGCCGTTGGCAAAGAAATCTCGCTGCTGGTCCTCCATCGCAACTGCCACACCTGCCGATTTACAGGCAAAAGCAATGGGGGACAGGCCGACCAGCCCGGTAAAGCCGAAGCCTTTAAGGTGAAAAATCTCTCTCTGCGAAAAGTCGGCGTATTCGCTGTCGCGCTGATAGCGATAAACCACTTTTTTTCCGACAAGTTTCACATCCATACTGGCTGACTGAAGCGGGAGAAGGCTGATCACGTCACCCGCGCTGTTGCGATCAATCAGTGCATACGCGTTACCGAAGAAACAGAGCTGCATCGTCATGGCCTCCCTGAATTCCTGGGCGGTCATGTACTGATTCGGCGAGTAGCGCAGCAGTCGCGCCAGCGGATTGCTCAAATCCACTTTTTTACGGTTGTCATTCTGGTCGGTTTCAAAAACGTCAAGCGGGAGGCATGAGGTGAGCGTTGAAATCAGGCTCACGCAGCGCCACACCGTCGAAATTTGCAGTATCCGTTCATCGTTAATGGATGAATCGCCCAGGTGTCCGTGGGCCGAAACGGGCCCCGTTTGTGAGCCCTGATTTGGGGTGACTAAACGCCCGCCGACAAACCAGGACTGCAGCCTTGCCCACCAGCCGTTATTGGTTCGCAGGTCAATCGTGTATTTAGGTTCTTCCATCACATGCTCAGCGGTCGGAAAATGAAGTCGTCGAAGTCACCACCCTGTTCGGTAACTTCCCCATTAGCAGCACCAACGGACATTGTCATTGCGACCATGCCATCAATACGGCCCGTTGCTTTGGATTTATCGAGCTTGCGGTTACCAGCAGCATCTTTCACCACCACCGCATTCACAGCACACATCGTTAATACGGGGTGCATGCCATGCCTCACACGCCCGTTAAGCATCAGAGACTCCAGCGTGTCTACAGCTGGCCCCATATCCTTAAAGCCCTGACCGAACTCGACCAGCGGGAGGCTCAGCCCAATGGCATCGGCATCCTTCCTGAACTGGTCAATGCGCCAGCGGTCAAAAGCCATCGACGTAAGGTCGAAATCACCGATAATTTCAGCGATATCCGCAACGACGAATGAGTAATCCACCGAAGCGCCTGGCGTGGTGCGCAGCAGCCCCTCTCTTACCCAAACGTCATAGGGTGCGCGGTCCGTTTTGGTTCGCTCTTCAAGGGTTTTTTGCGGTGTCCAGAAGAAGGGGAAAACATCCCAAACACCATCATCTGCTTCACCAGCGATAACCAGCGCCGTTAAGTCGTTCCTGGCTGACAGATCCAGCCCCGCGTACCACTTCCTCGGCGTGTTAATCGGCATCTCTCCGCAAAGCTCCCACACGCTGCGGGAGATAAACGGCGATACGGTAGACACGCGCTGATTGAGGTTGAGGTTTCGGAAGGTGTTTTCGAAGCTTGGCATTCGGCCAGCTTTCTCAGCCTGGCGCGCCATGTCTTTTTCTGACCTGAATGTTCCCAGTGCCGGGTTCGCAGCCAGCCAGGACTCGCGTTTACTGATATCAGCGTCTTTTGGCGTTTCATAAACGTGGCACACGATGTGCGGATCTTTCGATTTGACCGCATCATCAATCCAGATGCTCAGCAGGTCAGCATCGTTTGCTGCCTGCGTACTGATAACAATCAGCAGCGGGTTTTCATGCGCCCCCTGCGCGGTAGTTATTGCATCGATAAAATCATCCTGCGGCCCCCTGACCTGCCCGGTTTCATCGAGAATGGCCAGAATGGGGGAAAGGCCGTGCGTCGTCTTGCCTTCTGCGGATAAAGCCTTGTATTCGACGTTACACGGCAGGCCGATCAGCTTTTTACCGCTCGGCGTAATGTGCACAATCTCCTGCAACTTAGGGTTCAGGTTGACCATCTTCACCGCGAGGTTAAAAACGATGGCAGCCTGTTCCCGGCTAAGTGCACCGCTGACAATCTGTGTGTTCTGGACCGCTTCAGGCCCCACCAGGTGAGCCAGCAGGATTCCAGCGATTAAGCCTGTTTTACCGTTTTTTCGGGCGATGCTGAGGATCGCCATATCCGTTCCGGCTGGATTGTCGTAAACCGCCAGGATGAAATCTTTCTGAAAGGGGTCCAACCGCATAGGCTGGCCGATAAGCTTGCCTTCCGGCACGATGCAAAAGCGCTCAATGAACGCTATTACACGCTCACCTCGCGTCATAGTCTTTTATCCGTGCTTGGGAAAGGCGATCAGGTTGTCGTCCTGGTCCTGATGCTCGGTTTTGGTGTTTCGTGCATCACGATCATTCTGATTGCGTTTCTTCTGGTCGCGGCTTTCACCGTTGGTTGCGTGGGAATGGATCTGCAGGTCACGGCGCTGAGCCAGGATAGTTCGCTGCAAATCAGGAATTTGTTTGCGGAGGTTTTTAATCAGCGCCTCATTTCTCGCTTCACCGCGCGCGCGTTCTTCTTTTCGCAAATCTCTGCGTAAAACGGTGAGATAGAGCTGGTTATTTGCCAGTTCTGCAGCGGCCAGAAGGTCGGCTGGCGTCCAGCTGTCCAGAGCTTTCGATCTGATATTGTCATGCCAGAATGGTTCGGCTTTTTTTTCCAAACCTGCATGGGACGGAGGATCGATGGTGTCCACTGCTGCATTTTTCATGGCCTGAACCGCTGCCGCCGAACTGTCGGAACGGGTTCGTTTATCTGCCATATGTCAACACCTTAAAACTAAAAAAATCGGGTTAGCGTTAAAATCAAACTTTGGCGGCGGTCATTTGGGGCAAAGGTTTTGAAGATTTGATCCCCCCCCTACCCTGATGCGATTTATTCTCATTTGATATCATTGCATTTGAAATGATTTCACATGATAAATAATCGACTTGCCGCCGGCGCGCTATGCCGAATGTTTGTCTACCTGTTCGAGTTTCTGATCGCCTTTCCCGTGCTCGGACCACACATGCCCTGAGACGGTCAGTGTCGGTACGTTCTCGCCTACGGTGTGGGAGAACTGGATAGACGTTACGCGCTTCATCTCCACGCCATCAATCGCCAGCTGAACAAACTTACCGTCTCGGTATTCAATGATGAGGTCTTTCATTACGTGCTCCAGTGAGACGCAGGATCGAGCGGGTAGCCATTGGCATCACAGCCTATTACCGCGCCGCTCTTCTCCATTCTCTGTTTCGTTGAGTCGTGATGTGCTTTGCACAGTGGCTGCCAGTTCTCTTTACTCCAGAACAGGAGCTGTGCTTTCGATATGGCCAGCGGGTTACCTGACTTAAGCGCATCTTTGAGTTTGTGGGGCACGATATGGTCAACCACCGTTGCTGGGATTATGCGTCCCTGCTGCTCGCACATCACACATAGTGGGTGCTGCTGCAGGAAACGCAGACGGGCTTTATCCCATCGGCTGCCATATACGCGGGGCTCTTTGTTCATGCCAGTCTCCATGCGCGGCGGCGTTCGGTCCTCGGCTCGTTGTCAGGGTGACGCTCAACCGTCGGCATGTCGGCGTGATCCACCAGCGAGTAACACGGGTAAATCACCCGGCCACCGAATGCCTCACCGACGGCGTAATCAGCTGCCAGCGTTTTATTCCATGTGTTGAGCATGCGCGCCAGTCTGCCCCGAGGAGGGCTGTAACATACGCCGTGAATCAGCTTGCTTAATACGATGTGGTCACCACATACGCGATCCGCATCCACCAGCATTCCGGCAATCTCTTTCTGATACTGTGGCGGTCGGCCGGTACCGAGATAAAAGCTCAGCATGTCGTCAGGGAAGCGCGCCAGCCAGTCCGTTACCTTTTCGGCGAATCCATGTACTGGCAGTGCGTCGTCTTCCAACACTACTACCCGGCATGTTTGCTCTGCTGCCCACTCAAGCGCACGCCGATGATTCCAGTTAGCGCCGTGATTACCGTCATCAATAAGCAGATGGGCACCAATACTCATGGCCAACGCCTCAGCCTGTTTCCGTCGGGCGTGATGGCCTACAACGCATAACTTAAACTCTTCAGCCACCAGCGAATCTCCAATAAAAAAGCCGCACGATGGCGGCTACTGTCTGAATATCAGGGTGTTGCTTCTCATTAACCCTGGTTAAGGTAAGCATTCAGCCCGTCAGTGGTGGGACACTGGCGCACTCAGCACAGAGGGATGGCTGTTGACCTCTGTATAAGGAAATGTATGGATAGCAAAGAGCTTTTTGACAGAATTTTCACTCTCGAGTTACAGGTTGGATTTCTCATCCCTAAAATGATCAGAGCCATGGATAAATTGAGTGTGAATAATGGCGTTTCCACTTATCTGATCGCTGAAATGGAAAATCTCGTAAAAGAGCTTCCTAACTCCGCAGCCTCTCATGATGAGAGATTTCTCAATGCCGCCATGGACGCTCTGGCAACGGTGAAGCGCTCTTTAGACCAGCCGCCCAGTCAAGAATAGATTCTTTTAATCGGTCTAACATAAGCGTCTCATTTTTGTCGGGGGCGCTTTTCTTTACCAGCTTAACCACGTTTTCTTCGTTAGACATGCAAACTTCTCCTTATTTATGTTTAAACCAGGCGTACTCCTTACCGATACCTTCAGACTTAAACACTGTGTGAATGCGCGGCCCAGTAACGATGCGATCGCCAAACGACTTAGCTACGATGCCAAAGGCCATCATGTCACCCACCGCGGCGCCAGCCTGTTCTTTCTTCCAGAAACGATAACTCTCGATCCGGTAGTAAAGACGGATGATGCCGTGAGCGAACGCCATTACATCAGCGCGGGTGCCACCCAGCAGACCAGCGTTAAGCATCACATCGCCGCGGTGCGCTTCAATGAATTCCTGATAGATACGCTCAGGGTGATTCTGTTTCGCCCAGGAGTCGGCGTAGGTCTTCGGTTCAGAACCGACGTAAACCTTGCCCGGTACCATCTCATCCCACGGCGCGCGAAGCATTTCGACATCGGTCCCATCAGTACACCAGATGAATCGGTATTCAGGATGTTCGCGAAGGTGCTGCCAGATGTGCAGCCAGCGCCGGAAATATACATTCATCTTTACGTCGGGTACGCCCACCATCGAGACTCCGAAAGGAACCGCGCTTAAGGAGTCGGTCAGAGCAACAGCATGACAACCCTTCAATGATGCGGCCCATTTAGCCAGCAGGTCGGGTGAAGGCGTTATCTTCACACCGCGTTGAGGGTCAGGCTGGCTGGTGAGCAACGTCGTGATTACCACGTCGCGCTGCTGCCGGTATTCAACGTAACCGGTAAACCCGGTATCACGCCGTTCGTTGTGGATCTTCACATTACGTTCCACCAGCGCCACCCGATCCGGCTTCGGTACCGAACGCTCAACGGCCTCATGCTCATCAAGAGAATGAATTAGCTTTTCTGAACCGACGATATCAGCGTAAGCCCACGTCGTGAGGCCAGCGTTATGAATCCGCAGGGCGAGGTCGCTGTGCTCGTACATGCCGCGACCATAAACCGGATCGAAACCGCCAACCTTCTCGATAGCGCTGCGGTGGTAGTACAGCATCACGCCGCGCTGCCCGGTATAAGCAATGTGCTTATCATCCCGGTACAGCACCGTCATATCGTTCAGCTTATTACGCCCCGCGAGGTCAAGGAACTGATACGCCAGGTGGAGCTCAGGTGATTCGATGTAAGGAAGATGCCAGTTATCGGCAATTGGCCAGGCGTCATCATCCCACAGAAAAAGATGCTCGCACCCGGCATCCATCAGGGCTGACAGGCTGGCGTTCTTCGAAGTAACAATGCCGAGTGATGTTTCATTGCGAAGCAGCTGCACACCGTCGGGCACTACCGCTGCAGGTTTTGAACCATCATCGATAACCACCACCAGCGCTCCGGCGGGAAGATGCTTCTGGTGCTGCTCAATAGCACGCTTTAAAACGTCAGCCCGGTTGTGGGTGGTAATCGCAATGCCAATCCGTGACGCTGAAGCACAGGCAGGCAAATACGGGACACCATCAATAGTGACCTGCATAATTTCTCCATCAGGGTTTATTGACGCTTAATGGTGACCTTCCCGTAAAGCGATCGCCGCTTCACTTCCCCGTTCTCTGCCGTCATATACCCTCGCTCATCGGGTACAGCGGCAATCACCTCGCCTTTTTCATCATCAGCCGTGAATACGTGCTTAACTTCTACACCATCAAGATAAACGGTATATCGTTCCTGAGCTGGGTTAATTCTCCTGCCGGGATCGTCATCCAATACAGTGATACGCATAAAGCCTCCCGTCAGATTCCACGTCGTAAGCAATCCCAGATTGTGCCACCGGGCTTAAGATTCTTTTTCAGTTCAGCTGACACAGCATCAGAAATTGCTTTTTCCATTTCAGGGGATAGCTTCACACTGGTCTTAATTTCGGGACAGATGCCAACATTGATGGGATAGCCTTTTCGTGGGTCGTTCTCAATCCGGCCAAACTGAATATTTACTGAGCCACCAATGTAACCACCAGCAGGAACACCAAAGCGCGTATCTGCCAGGTGCTTAATGGCAAACTCCTGCCCTTCAGCGGTCAGGAAGGTGAAATAATTTTCCTTTTGATACTCCGTCGCGGTATGGCGTGTTTCAGCGAATCCCAACTCTCGAAGCTCAGCGGTACCAGATTTAGCTGGCAGGTCACCAGACTGAAGCGCGCCACGGAAAAACAGCGCATACAGAACATCCGTCGCCGCGCCGGACAACGTAATAATTTTCTGACCCATGATTTATTTCCTTTTAGGCGTGAGCCTGTCGCACGGCAAATCCGCCGAAAGTTAACGGTTTGCCCAGGCTCACAGCTGAAAGACTTTCTTTGATGTGCGCGTGCGATGCGCAAAGAGGAGTTACGCTACTGCAAAGATCATTTTATCCCCTATAGGGGATGGTTAATATTTATCACCCGTAGAGGATAAGAGGATATATTGGGGCTGTCAGCGTAATGGAAAATTAACGTTTAAGATGGTTTTAGCTATTGATAAGCCAATCTATTTATCTTGTAGTGCCTGATAATCACGCTTTTATTTAAAAACAAATGGTTGCGAAAGAAGAAGGTGGCAAATGTATTTCACCTGGATATTGTTATCCCTTCCCATAACGTATTCTTTGTGGGTCTCAGGCAAAGAACGGCAGCAACTGACTACACGTGGATATCTCTCCAGCATGTGTTCACATACAAGAAATGAATTCATAACGGCATTTAATTTAATTCTTAGATCTCTTACTTCAGGCCTTTTCTCGATACGGATTTGCGGAGAGGCAAGGTTTACAGGTAGCTGTGATAATGCATTTGAATATTCAGCCACTGCCATTTTAAGAGCCATTTTAGCTTTTAAAGCCTCCTGTTGGCGCCAAACACGCATTGCCCACCATGCTACGCCCGCAGTTGCAGCTGTAAATATTGCAGATACCGCCGCCCATATAGTTGACCAAGGCCAAGAGCAGATTACTTGAAACATGAAAACCCCCTTTAAATTAGGAGGATATTTTATACCACAGACGCTCAGTAAACACCTGTCGTTGCGAGACTAAACGAGTTTTCTACGTTTAAAGTCCAGAGGAGAGACTGTGTCAGAGCCTCATGGATGAGGCTCTATTTCCCTTGGGTCTGCTTATCCCATTCCTCGCGGAACTTGGATGGGTTATCGAAACCCTGAGTACATTGACTATTTTGCATGCTGCCTTTCCTCTTCGATTTTGCGGATTGCCGCTTTATCCAGATTGCACTGCCCCAGCGCCGTATAGAGCTGAGCGTTTAACTCAAGACTTGCCTGCCACGTGAACGGAATAGCCATTCCGGGGATCGGCGTGTCTGCTGTCAGGTCAGCGCTTATCGGAACCACTGGAGCCGGGACGTAAACTGTCTGCGTATTCCCGCAGGCTGTCAGCAGCGGCAGAAGGAACAAGCTGGTTAGCGCACGGATCGCCTTCAAGCGCCTGCCTGATGTAGACAATGCGCGTCTCGCCTTTTTTGGCCAGTTCGTTCTTTGCATTCTGGGTAGCCTGTGAGATGTCACGGATGAGGTTCATCGTGGTGATCACGTTGTTGGTGATCGCCTCAGATGTGTCGGCCCTGACCGTCGCTTTATCGCGCTGGTCTTTGTAGGTGATGGCGTTGTCGCGGTAGTGGTTCACGAAGAACGCCAGCACACCGATTAACGCCACTACCATCAGCTGCAACCAGTAACGTTTAACCAGCGCGCCAATCACGACAGGAACAGAGCCCGCTCTGCCTCCCGGCGACGGGTCAGGCCGTTCAGGACTTTGCCACCAGCCTTATTCCAGCGCAGGAACTCATCGGCTGCGCCAGTGTAATCACCGGCGTTGAGTTTTCGCAGAAGAGTCGATGTCGACAGTGACCGGGCTCCGAGGTTATACGTGAACGATACCAGGGCGTCGAATTGCCCCTGAGTCAGGCCAACTTTCACCAGGCGGGATACGTCGCTCTCGTAGCTAACCAGCCCGGTCTTCAGCAGGCGCTCTGCTGTTTCCTGCTTAATCGTCATCCCGGCGCGGATTGGTTTCCCATCGACAGGTTGAGTCCAGCCATAGCCGATCGTCCATACGCCGACGCTGTCCTGGTAGGCGGCGAGTCTACAGCCTTCGAACTCTTTAATCAGGGCGATGCCCTTTTCGCTGGTTTGCATGGACTACTCCGTAATGACGACCTTCGCCAGGTTCCCACGTGCCAGCCACACCGCCATGCAGATGACGGAGTTAAGCAGCAGATCGCCGAGGTTAACCTGTACGTAATGGCCGAGCAGAATGTTGAAGGCGTTGAATCCGGCGGCAAGGATGACCAGATAGGCCAGCACAGCGACACTCAGGCGATGACGCTTTCCCTCTTTCCGGAAAAACATCAGCCTGACCATGATTAACAGGCAAACTATGGCGTTTGCATCCATCAGAAGAAGCTGCCATGTCATTTATCTTCCTCCCCCAGCCCAGGCATCTTCCCGCTTTTTGATTTGCGGAGAATACGCAGCAGGACTGCCACGGAAATGGAAGCAGTGACAATTGCACCGACAGCTGGCGATACCTCAATGCTGGCCGGTGGCTTCATCAGGCTTAACGGCGTGTTGATGATTCCGGCCATGATTTTCGCCATGGGCACGGAGAAGAACACGCCACTGATAAAAGATATCAGCGCAAAGATAGCCTGCTTCCAGAGTTGATGGGGATCTGAGGTCAGAACGTATAGCGCCGTTCCGGCGAGTGATCCGAGCATCACTGCTGGAGTCGCCTCCGGAAACAGCGTGGCAAAGGTTACACCGACTGATGACGATGTAAGACCAACGCCTACGATAGTGAAGGTCTCAGACATATTTATTCCGTGTGTAGTTGGTTCAGGCCCTCGGGACGATTTAACAAGCAGTCATGTCGATGATGGTTCCCGGAGCCTGAAATAAAAAAAGCCCGCTTTTGATAGCGGGCTAATGAGTTGACTATTTGTAAGGTAGGTGTGAGTAAGACTTATGCTCAGAGGTGAAGCTGTATCGGCTGATTCACTATCGGTCCAGGAGAACTACCGGGCATTCAGTTACTTCCCACAACTCAAAGCGTAGCAGCAGTTTGCAAAACCATAAAAAAAGGCCTGCGTTTAATGGCAGGCTCTCAAGGAATTTGAAACTTGTATTGTAGTTGTCATGGTGCCGGGTGCCTCCCGGTGACTCTACTCCAGCCAGCAAAGTCGCGCGCATACCTGCAGATAGCAGTTGGCTGGAACGCCCTTTCGCTTAGAAAGGATTCACCACAGAAATAAATTACGCCGAACTTATTCCTGCAGTCAATGAGATTAAGCCATTGCTTCCTGATGGTTGTCTTACAAATGAAAAAACCTCGCCGAAGCGAGGCTATTTGAATTTGAGGCACCTCACCCAACAAACCACCCGAGGTTAACTGGATTTTAACGAGATGCTTTTGGATGAGCGCTGAACCCAAAGGTCAGCATTTTCACACAGCAATTTTGCAAAAAGCAGCGCCCATTCAAAACTAGGTCGCTTTTCAGTCACTCCGGGGACCCCATCATCGCAGACCGAAAAGCTTAAACTGGAGCGGGCAGCGGGAATCGAACCCGCATCATCAGCTTGGAAGGCTGAGGTAATAGCCATTATACGATGCCCGCAT